ATTCAAAGTTTGATGATATTCACGAGAACTTGCCTCAGATGCCGAGTCTTGTATTAATAATTGGATCAGTTCGTTCAGGTAAATCAAATCTCCTTACAAACTTCTTTTGTAATCCTGAGATGTACAAAGACAAATTCGATACTGTAAGAATCGTCTCAACAACACTACATACGGATCATAAAGGAAAGATCCTTGACAAGTATTTTGATTGTAGTGACCAGTATGATGATATGATCATTGAGAATATAAAGAAAGTTCAGAGTGAATATACAGATGAAGTACGACCTACATATGCTCTTGTACTGGATGATGTATTGACAAAAGATTTCTCTAAGAGTAATGCTGTATCATTCTTTGCGACAAGGTTCAGACACTATATCGACATGTATGTGATAGCAACTCAATCATTTCGTGCTGTATCCGGATTAATAAGAAACAATGCCACGAATATTATCATTTGCCGATTACAGAATATGAAAGAGCGGGAAAAAGTTTCTGAAGAGTATGGTCCTATGGTCGGTGGTGAAGATAATTTTAATATGTTATATGATCAAGTTCATTCAAAACCATATCAATATTTAGTTCTTGATTTACAATCAAATCCTGCAAGAGTATTACATAATTTTGAGAAGGTATTATGGGAAGGTTCAATGACAGATTAAATTGATTTAAAGGTAAAAATAAAATTATAAATAGGTTATGGTGTTTAATAAAAAAGAGTATATGAAAGACTATCGTGAAAAAAATAAAGAGAAAATAAATCAACAGAAAAGAAAATATAATGTATCAGCGACTGGAAGAAAGACTAAAAAGATAGCGAGATGGAAGGAGCAAGGAATTATATTTTACGATTGGGACTTACTACATGATATTATTTATTCATTAACTTCACATTGTGATGAATGTGGAGTGTATCTTGAAGGTGATGGGGCGAATGGTAAATGTGTAGACCATGATCATACTATTACTGATCGTGATAATGTAAGAAATATATTATGTCGTTCTTGTAATACCAAAAGGGGATAATTAAATTAAAAAAAAACTCTGTATGATAAATATATTGATGATAAATAAATGTCAGATTTGTATGGGTCATCAGATCAAGCAGTTGCTCTTGGAAACATGAGGCATCGCGCCGTAAGAGATTACAATGATAGGATTAAGGAACATAATCAACAAGTCACAACTACAATACAAGGTCTTAAAGACCAGGTTCAGAACAATGCTACGATTAAGGAAGCACAGGATGTTGCTCAGAACCTGTGGACCGGACACGGGATGCCCGACAAAATAAAAGCATATCAGGATTGGAGAGCAGCAAGAGCACAATCAAAAGCAGGGGCAAATACTCCTGAAGATAATCAGGCTCAATCACAGCGGGACACTTCTACAACTATCTCAGATGATGCAGAGACACCCGCTCAAAGCACGACTGATGCTGCTCAGCCTGAGCCAGTGGATGAAGGATCACCTGCTGGACTTGGCACTGAGGAAGAAGCACAGACATTGACCGGAAGAATTAAAAATGGAATTGTAAGAACAACTGGTATATCAAAAGAAGGACTTGAAGAAGGTTTAGAGATGGCTGGAAAAGGAGCCACTGTTGTAGGAGCATTGGGAGTTGGTGGTATGGACTTATATAATGAGTATAAAAGTTTATCTGAAGGTAAGGGATTATCTGGAGACAATTGGGAAGAGGCGACGGGCAATCTATTACAACTTGGTGGAGCGGTTTCTGATATTGTAGGGACAGCCTTTCCACCTGCTAAACTTCTTGGAGGTATTTTAGATTTATCGGCGGGAGCATTGGATGTTGTTGGCGAGAAACTTGCTGAAGGTAAACAGGAAGGAGCATTGGATACAGAAGGACAAGGGGAAGAAGAACAAGGGATGGCACAACAGGCACAAGCGACAGCAGTCACTGGGCGAACTCAATAAATTTTGATTTTTTATCTTATCTTTTTTTTAATATTGATGTTTAATAAATGTCTTTATATTGGCGAGCCGATGATACTGTACGAGTTGGTGAAACTAAAATATCTATTCCTTCGGAGAATGGTCTTGAATATTCCCCGGGACAGAAGATTCAACTATTTGTAGATTCATCTACCAAGTTCATGGATGGTAAAGAAACTTATTTGGAGTTTGATTTCAAGATTAGTCTTCCTGCCGGAAAATCACCTACTCGTCTTCAACTTGACAAAATGGGTGGAAATGCTCTTATTAACAATATCCGTATCTATGATGGAAGTCGTGGCAATCTCCTTGAAGAGATTAATGCTTATGATTGTATGTGTGCTGTATCGTATGATTACAATACGGACAAAAACATGAAGAATCTTCGTGCCCTTCGTGAAGGTGCTGCTGTTCATCAACCTGCTAATCGTGGTACGAATGGTACATCTATCTCTGACAAGAACAATACTCTAACAAATCCATATTTCAAAAAGACAAGTGGAAATCAATCAACTACTTTCAGTAATAGTGATTTCATTACTGCGAAGATTAATATTCCTCTCCATACTGGTATCTTTGCTAACTCTGAAACGATCTTCCCTGTCATGATGACTGGTGGTCTCTACATTGAAATTGATTTGAATGATGCTCCTAAAGTTCTCAATCAGTTAGATGGTGTCAATAGAAATATCAGAACTTCTCTCAATCCACTTTTCCACTCTCTCAATGGTTCAACTGTTCCCGATGATTGTGTCAATGGTTCAACCCTTACGACCTTTTATGTAGATAATTCTAACTCTTTAGATGGTCCTGATGCTGTTGCTAAGTTCCCATTTGTTGTTGGTGAAACATTTAATTTCTGTAAGGCAGACAATAATGGTTCTACTACGACCTTTGCTGATTTACTAACTATATCTGAAATTAATCTTTCTACTGCTGCCGAAGGTGGTGCTGGTCTTGTTGAGGTCACTGTTGAGACTGGTCGTGTTAATAATGGAATTGATTTAACATCATTAGATTTCGTTATGTATTCATCATCTATTGAGAGAGAAGCAACCTATGATGCATCTTATACCGTCAGTAATGTCAATCTTGTTGTTTCTCAAGTACAACTTGATCCGGGATATGAAGCCGGTATGGTTGCTAAGGTTCGTGAAGGTAAGGCGATTGAGTTTGACATTATGAGTGTCACTAATTACAAGCATTCGATCCTTGCGAGTGATCGCCAGACTACATTCCAAGTCTATGCCAATAACTCTCGGGCGAAGTCGTTGATTGTTGTTCCAACTGATAGCACTGTCTACACATCGGCAGAGCAGATTAATGGTCACGGTTGCTATGCGATTAAGGGAACTGCTGCGAGCAGTCAAACTGGTAAAGATTCACAAGATACAGCAATATTAAATGATCGTGCTGGTCTTACTGGATGCTCTGATCGTCTTACTTCTTACCAGTATGTCATTGATGGTAAGCGAGTTCCGTCTCGTGAAGTATTTACAAAGAAGATTGCTACCAAGAACTCTATTGATGCTTTCCACATTTATGAACTTGAGAAGGCTCTTGACAATGCTGGTATTATTCCTCGTTCGTTCTCTGCTTTCCAAGAAAACTTTTGCTTTGGTCGTGCATTCGGGGTACAGAATGGTGCTGCTGATCTTCGTGGACAAGATTTGACTGTCATCTGTAAATATCTTGAAACTACTCAACCGGATAAACCCAAGATGTTTCAATCATTTATATTCCATCTCCGTAGACTCATGATTAGAGATGGAGGAGTTGATGTACAACAATAAGTTTTTTTATTAATTTAATTTTTTATCATTTTATGTTGTTATATCATAAAAATGACTAGTCGTTATATTGAGATTCGCCCAGATAATATCCCCGCTGATGGAAAGATTTCATTCAAAAATGGTTTCCCTGTTATGTCCTTTACTATTTCGGCACAGGATGGTTTACTAGACCCAAGATCTGTTCGTATTTGTGGTAAGTTCGAAGCATTCAAAGATAATCTTGCTCCTAATCCTACGGGGATTGTGGATGGTGATAATTTAACAATGAACAATCGCCTTGGTATTTACAATATTGTAGATTCACTTACAATCCGATCCCAGAAGTCTGCTTTAATTTGTGAGAGCATTCGTCATTATTCTAAGTTTATGAATACATACTTGGCATTGACTTCTTCGCTACAAGATCAGATGGGACATTTATCTCAGACATGTTTAATCATGCCTAATGCTGAGGCTTTCCGTAAATCTGTTATGGTTAATAATTCTTCTACAGCACCACAGACGAATTCTTTCTCTATGCATCTTCCATGTGGATTTTTACAATCGGGCAATATGGTAAATCTTCGCCCTGATGCTTTTGGTGGTATTCAGATTGAGATCCAGTTGATGCCTGATGCGAATGTCTTATATCAGACGAATGGTTCAACTCTCAATATTGAAGATGCTCACTATCAACTATCTGATGTAAAACTCATTTGTGAAGTTCAAGATATTCCAGCAGGAGCATTAGCAGGTAATGAAGCACAGGGTGTGTTTGAGTTTAATTCAATTACATCTCTCTACACGAGCATCAATTCAACGAATGCTCAATTACAGTACAATCTTGCTCTTAGAAATGTATTATCGGCATTTGTATCTTTCATTCCAGTCTCCAATATTAATACATTAACACAGGATGGACAGGCAACTACTTATCCATCGGGAGTTGGATCATCTGATACACAGATTGCTAATATCAAGAGAGTTCAGTTCTTGAAAGGCGGAGTAAAATATCCTGCTGATTTTGATTTCGTCACTAACTATGATCAAGATAATAATGTCACTCTACCTGATCCTGAGATTGTCAAGGGATTGTATGATGCTGTTGTTCCTGATGGAAGCAATAACAGATTCGCAATATCTCCTGTTAACATGAACAGAAACTATGATTTGGCAAATGTTCTTGCTTCTCAGACATCGTACACACAAGTTGCCGAAGGTGGTGCTGTTATGGGTTTAGGAGTAAAGTATGGTCTTGGTGGTGCTGGTGAAGACTTCTCTATGGAGCAGTGGGGATTATCTATAGACAGTGAGCATGATCGTGATCATCCTGTCGGAGCCTTTATCTTTGTAAAAGCGAAGGCACAACTTGTATACAGTGCGAACGGAGTCCAGCTCGTACAATAATGTGATATCTATTTTCTATAGTATTTTTTTTTATCATTTGTTTATGATAAATATTTATGTTGATATATCTTAAAAAAACATGGATAGTGATTCTTCAATGGGTAGTATGCCTGAGCCTCAGCTCAGTTCAATTCCAAACTTTATTAAGTTAGAGCAGATTCCTGTGAACTATATACAGAAGGTTGAATCTGATTTACTTGAACCAGTTGTATTCAATCAGGGTGGAGACGCAACGGATGGTTTCACGAGATTTACTTTACAAAACAAAGGCTTCTTACATTCTAACTCTAAGATCTTTGTATCTCTACAGCCTGATGCAACGAATGATAATATGTTCTTACCACCACATGTAGGTATTGGACAGATAATTAAGAAAGCAGTCTTAAAGATAGGAAACAAAACATTAAATGAACTTGATTCGTGGGCAGGTCTTCATGCTGTCAAATCATCATTGATTGCTAATGAAGTCAATGCTGAAAGAGAAATATATACTAGTGGTCGTTGGATGTCCAAGATGTTTGATTACAATTTAAGTGATAATGTGAATGCTGATACTGTCAGTCTTTACACTGGTATGGAACCTGATCTTGATGCCACGACTCTTGAACTTCCTAATTGGTTTAAATGTGATGGAACATCGGCAGCGAAAAAGGCTGAATGTCCTTCATTCTCTATTGATTTGTCGGACCTTTTCCCATTTTTGAAGGTAAATCAATTACCATTATATATGATTAATGAACCAGTTAATATTGAACTTACTTTTCAACCTAAGAAGTTATATCGTCTTCAGCGAGGTGATGGTGATACTGCTGATATTGCTGTCAGCATTGATCGTAATGAGTTAAAGTTTTGTGCTGATTATATCTTCTACGGAGCCGGTGATGAGATGGAGCGATACAGAATGGCAAATCAAGATATGTCTTTTACTTTTGTTGATTATCGCTTGGTTGAGCGATCAACTGGACAGGTTGCTGTAGAGAGTGGAATTGTTCAGAATCTTGGAATGGCAAATCGTCAAGTATCAAGAATTGTTGCAACTCTTGCTCCTCTTGCTACTTCTAATAATGAATCAACAATACTTGGTCAGTATCAGTCTATTGCTCCTGCCTTGACGGCGAATGGTGTTCAGTCTGCTACAACTCGCTACAATGTCCGATACAATGATCGATTTGAATTTACTTCTGATGTTGATAATCCTGCCAGATTGTTTAGTGTATTAACGGAGTCTGAAGGTGTTCCTTATTTATCTCGTTTTGATTATTCAGAACAGGGAACAATTCTTGGTGGATATACATCGCAATACAATCTAGAAGGAACTTATGATCAGGGTCCTCAACTTGAAGGACAGTTCTTTTATCTCGGTACTCGTCTCACGAATGGTCGTGTAGGACAGAGAGGAGTTGAAGTTCATCTGACTGGATCATTCCCTAACCTTGATTTACTCCGATGTTATTGTGAGTATATGAGGGTCGCGAGACTCAGCAACGGATATATCGAGGTATTTAATGCTTAATTTTCTTTAGTATAAGTTCCCATGTGTGTACCGATTTTATGAGTCATAATATCTGCAAGATTTTGAATATCCTTTTTACTTTCTACATTGACTGATGCTCTTGCTTTCCTTATCATAGTTGTACTGATTCTTTTACCAATATACTTTGTGGAGTAATTAATTAATAGATTTGAGAGATCTACTCTACTGATCGGAAAGATTACTTCTCCTTTTTGTATGTTTTTCATTTTGATCCACTTTTTAAGAAGTGATTCATTCTCTTTATCAATGATAATCATTTTAACTCCATGGTGCTTATTCGTTTTGTAATCACCTAAACTCAAAATGTAATTAGGTCTAGAGTTTACGATATAATTATCTAATTTTTTATCATTATCGGAGAGTTTGTTATATTCTCTTTTACCTATTAACTTGATTCCAGCGAGTTCATTTCTTATTGGGAACTTAATAAGGAAACTAAACATGATGTATGCTTTGAGTAAATTATCTTCTTGATTATTTAGATTTTGTTTTGTGAATAATTCTTTATCATTAATGTCTTTTTTCATTTTTAGTATCATATCATTTATTTCTTCAGGTGTTGCGAAGTTGGGTGCTTGTTTATCTGATATTTTACTTGTTTCTTGTTCATGAATATATTGATGGTTGTATTTATCTCTTACTTTCATATATTTTTCAAGAAGTTCTTTATTGACTGGTTGTCTTGCTTGTAGTAGTACTACGATTGGATTGAGATAATTTCTGATGGTTGTGTATGATATTGGATTACCTACTTTATTTTTCATATTGTGCAGGAACTCTAATACTTTATCTGGTTCTTGTATGTAATCATAATTATCACAATTCATTTTATTTTTTAGCATTTCAAGATGTCTACAGTATGAATTGATAGATGATTCTTTCGCATTCGGCTTGAATGATAAATATTGTTGTTTTATTTGTTCCATTGCTTTTATATTAATGTAGATTTAATTTTTAAGTGAATTAAAATTTAATTTTGAATGTTTAAATATTTATCATCAATAAAGGATGATTTATTTTCTTGTATTGTTGAACGAGTGGCGAAAGTTGAAATATTAGATCGTATCCATTTTTATTAATCAATACATACCGGCGCTCACTCCTCCTGCCATCCCTATAAAA